ACAGGGCCCCTTCGGCCACGCTATTTTCGTTGGACAGGCCGACTTCGGTATTTGACAGAAGAAAGACCTTTCGGGTAATGTCTTCATAACCGCCGCCGTCGGTGACGGTATTCTTTGCGACACGGATCACGGCGTCCAGGATAGCTTTTCGGAAGTCTGCTTCGAAGTTAGACAGGAATCCGGCTTCGGTGTCGTATTCGTTGTAGTTGCTCCACACGTTGGCGTTATTCGGTGGTGCGTCGTAGCTGTGACGCGCGGAATACCAGGACGCGGCCTGGCTGTTCAACCACTGGTCAATATTAGACTGGGAATAGCGGTTGTTTCCGTAGCTTCGGCGGTCACCGTTCGTGTTCGAAGGCTCCTTCGCGTCGAAGCATTTCAGAGTGATCATTTTCTCGGTCACCAGGCCCGTTCGGCCGTTGGCTGTGTCCTGGGTTCCCACGATCCACCTGATCACTTTCCCGTTGTATTTCGTGTTCGTCGACTTGACAACGCTTCCAACGGGCAAAGCGGATAGTAATTTTGCCATAGGTTAATCCCTCCAATTCATTCTTGAACAGGTTGAAGAACAGGTCGTCCGTCTTCCTGATCAAGTGGTAACTGTTGCCGTGTTCGGCGTGACCGGTCCACGAAGAATAGGATTGAAGAATCGTTTCGAAGTCGATCCGGCCTTCGTCCAGAAGGTGACGGTATTTCTTCAATTTCCTTCGGATTCGGTTCTTGCTTTCACGGCGGACTTTTCTGACGACTTTTCCGGTGTCGGTCAGATAGGTCCTAAATCCCAGGAAGTCGATTCCCTGGGTTAAGGGGAAAATGGCCGTCTTTTGATTCAATTCCAGTCCTAAAGGGACCAGATACTTCTTGATTTCTTCCAGACAATAACGAAGATAGTCCTTGTCAGGGTGAATCAAATAGAAGTCGTCCATGTAGCGGCCGTACATTTTGATTCCCAGACGTTCCTTGATCATGTGATCCATTCCGGACAGGTACAGAACGGCGAACCACTGTGAAGTATGGTTTCCGATCGGGATTCCTGGTCCTTCGGTGGAATCTATGATCATATCCAGAAGCCACAAGACGTCGCGGTCTTTGATAAGCCGGCGAAGCTGTTCTTTCAGAACGTCGTGATTGATACTGTAAAAATACTTTCGAATATCGCATTTCAGGACCCAGCCGTCCGCCCCGTTCTGTCGGTAGTACCTCGACATGAAATATTTCAGGCGGTCAAGTCCGAAGTGCGTTCCTTTGCCTTTCTGGCTTGCGTAGTTGTCGTATATGAAAGTTTTCGAAAGGTACGGTTCCAGGACATTATCGCAAAGACTGTGCTGAACGATTTTGTCGCGGAAGCTGTTATACATGATCAGTCGTTCCTTCGGTTCTTTCACAATGAAGCAGTTATAAGGCGACAGGCGGTATTTGTGGGCCGATAACATGAAATGAACGAACATAAGGTTTTCAAGGACGTTCACTTCGTATTTGCAGACCGCATATTTCCACCGTTTACCTTTGCGCGCTTCTGTATACGATTGATATAGACTGTTAAAGTCGATCACCTTCGCGAAGTCAGAAAGATTCAATGTCTGGTCTTCGCTCAAAATAAAAATCCTCCTTGACGCTTACAGTCCGGCCGTCACAGTAGGAAGGCCATTCGTCGTCAATCTTGTGTTTACCGTGGCCTTTCCGGCACTTCGGAAGGAAATGACCTCCTTTGTTGGGGTACTCTGTTTTCAGGTTCTTCGCCTTACTCGGTCGCGTTTTCCACCAAATCCGGCCGAACGCCATTGTTGCCATTGTACGCGTTGTTGTTGTTCAGACTGCCGTCCGTGTTGACATTGCGCGCATTGTTCGCGTTGCTGGCGTTCGGGGTAACAGGTCATTCCCTAAATATCATTACACGCTTTCCGGTATAGGGTCCGACGGGGCGATCGCTTCGGCGGTGTCCTGTTCGGCCTTGTACCATTTTGCGGTCATGAACTTAACGTCCAGGGTCAACTTCGTCCAATAGTCAAAGGTGTCCTTGTCGATATAGCTTCGCTTCTTCGATAATTCGATCATGTGAAGCAGTTTCTTGCACTCGGTCAAGGCGGCCCTTTGTAAACGAAGCCGTTCTGTCCGGTCCGCTTCTGTGCGGATCGGAAATATTTCGTTTGCTTCCAGTAAGCCGTCGTATATGGCCATGACGTGGCCCTGAATCTTGTTTGTGATCGAAAAACGGACGCGCTTCGGAAAGCGTTTCGCGTTGTCGGTCAGGTCCAGGGTGTAGTCGATCAGTTTTTCGGCCACCGGAAGAACGTGAAGCGGACTGTCATTTTTATTCGAAGTCCGCTGGTAGTTTCTTCTTGTTCCCATAGATACACCTTCGCTTTCGGATATTTTCGACGGTTTCCGGATCGCCGGAATAGTCGAAGCCATAATCACGAAGGACGACGGTTTCTTCCTGTCCTTCGTAGGTTACGCCACACAGGACCACGCTGTCGCCCTCACAGTGGCCACAGACGGGCCGAATTTCCGTGAATAGGTTCGATATAAGGCAAGACGTTTCCGACGGCGTGGCGCCGATTCTGGTCATAAATAAAGACGGTTCAGGGATTGATCCAGAATACCTTCCGGAATTCCTGTTCCGTCGTAGCCTTTCCAGTATTGAAGCTGTGCAGGAACGAAAGTGTGTGTGACGGTTGTTCCGGTGAATCCGGTGTTTAACTGTTCAAGGATCGACTGAATGTCGTTGTCCTGGCGCCGCTGAACCTGTTCCGTGGTTTCGCCGGTCGTTTCGTTGATCGTTGTTGCGGCCTGGGTATGAAGCACAGGCGCGGCGTATGCGGTCATTTGCGCGGTTGTCACGAAGGAACCGACGCCCACCTGGACAGATACGGCCGCCGCTTCCTGGTTGGTGATAAAGACGGCCAGGTCGTGAATGTGGACCGTGTCGGCGTCCTCTTCAAAGGTTGTCGCCGGAAGGACGTTGTCACTGTCTTCGCCGTCAAGCCAGCCATAGCAGAAAAGAATTTCGTTTCCGCTGATGTCCAGGCCGAAGACGCCGATTTCCCTGATCCAGACATTCGATTCCAGACCTTCGTTTGTCACCTGTACCGGAATTTGCATGATCGAAGGCGAACCTTCGACCAGTTCCTTTTCGGACAGGTTGGCGCTGACGTTTTCCACGTTTACAAGATCGGTCAGTGTATTCGGGCTGGCCTGGGCGACGCCGCTTCCGGCGGCCGCGCGTGTCAGTATCAATTTTTGTCCGGACGCGATAAGGGCCGTTAGGGCTTCGCTTCCGCCGTCCGTGACAATGGACTTGAATTTTGCCATTCGTTTTTCCTCCTTACGTTGCCGGCGTGTATTTGTGCCGGTTCATTGTAGCCATAGCGGAACAGGCGGCCGTTTTGGCCGGTTGGTCGTCTTGTGGAATATCCGTCCGCAAGCGAAGAACCAGATTCGCCGGAATCATTTGTCCCAGGGTTGCCGCCAATGCGTCGCGTTGGGCGTAGCCTTCCAGGCGGATTCTGATATATAGATCGTAGGCGTTTTCGTTTAGGGTGACTGTGAAGTCTTCGCTGACCGTTGCAAGGTATTTCAAAAGGGTCCTGTAAGTATAGGGAAGCTGATCCAGGTACTTAATCAGGATTCGGTCGCGGCGGTCCTGTACTGTGTCCCCAGGCGCCGCAGAAAGCCCCAGAATCTTTTCCCAGCGTTCGCACCCATATTCGGACAGGGACACCAGAAAAAAGTCGTCAGCGGCCGATTTTACGTCACTGACGGCATTTTCGAATTCGGGTTGTTCCGCGTTGGCGATCTGCTGAAACTCGATCAGTTCTTGCAGATAGCGCGGCCAGTATTCTTTAAGAACCATTTGTCACCACCCCCAGAACCGGAATCGCATTTGAAGCCAGGGGAATATTTTGTGTTCCTCCGTTGGTTTTGGTTCCGGTGATGTCGATCACGCCTTCGACATTCAGGACCTTCGTTTCGATCTGGCTGACGCGGACGACAAGGTTTTCTTGTTCGTCCCAGGTTTTGGCCAGGCTGTCAAAGTAGTCCTGAATAGCTTTCTTCACAGACGTTTCGACGGTCGACCAGGTGGCCGAACCGGAAAAAGTCAGAGTGAAAGACACGTTGATCGTGGTTCCGGTCACACCTTCGACCGTGACGACGTGTCCGATCGGGGCGATACCGTCACCGACGCCCTGGTTCTGAACCGGATCGACGGCCGTTTGAACGCTGTTGACAAGGTCGGAAGAAGGGATTCCCCAGTCGCTATTTACAAAGACGATCTTCACGGTTCCACCGCCATTCCACACAGGGAACACTTTGACGGCGCCGACACCTTGAAGAAGTTCGACCTTTGTTTTGTAGTCGGCCTTATTTCCGCCGTATGCCTGGGCCTGTAAGCTGTCCATATAGCGGTCAAGAAGGTCTTCGTCGCTTTCTTCGTCTTCACCGTTGATCAGAATGTCCGCAAGTCTGGCCGCGCCCAGTCCTTCCACGTAGTCGATCGGGAAAAGGTTTCCATGGTACTGGTTGCCGGCCGCGCCTGGCGTTTCGCACAGAAGGCGAAACTGTCCGGTTGCGATCTTTTCGGTGACGGTATAGTTCAGATTGTCACCGGAAAAACGCGTTCCGATCGGCACGTCCATAGCGGCGCCGTTTCCGTCTTCAAAATAGCCCTTTCGAATTGCGGCGGTTGCCGGTGTTCGGAAGATACTTCTTTCGCGGACTTTCTTTGTCAGGTCGTCGCCGGATTCCGTATCAGGAAAAGCGCGGTCCATAAGGTAGGCCAGTTCGATATACATGATCGCCAGTTCGGCCGCCGCCGGCGCGATTGCGTCATATACGACGGAACCTTCGCGTTTGTCGATAGAAGAAGACACGCGATCCAGACAGCGGTCCATAATGTTTTCGAAGGTCATATCCTCATACATTCGCGTTCACCTCGCTTTCAATAGGTATTTCGCCGAAGATAGTTTCGGCCGTGAACTTCACGGAAGCGGTTCTTTTGTCAATCTGGGCCACTTCGAAGTCTGTGACGTCGGTGATCCGGCTGTCCGCCAGAAGGGCTTCGCGAATTACACGTTTTATTTCACTTGCAAACACTTGATAGCTTTTCCCGACAACGGCGTTCAGTTCGATTCCGTAATTCCAGGAATAGATCAGGTATTCGAAGCGTTCTGTTTGCAGTATCTTGTAAATGGCCTGTTTCATGGCTTCCGTTTCATCACAGAAGCCACCGACGCGGCCGGCGTCAAAGTCGATTTTGAATGTTCTTGTCGGCGCTTCGGCGGCGGGCTGAACCTCCACGTCTTCGCCGATCG